CCGCAACAAGCAAGTCTTTGTCGCTGCAGAAAAAGACAATGCCGTTGCCATCGCTTGCAATGCTTCCCCTCCCCGCTCTAGCTCGTAGGTGTTCCAGAGCTTTGAGTGTTTCGGAGGTTGCGACATAGAGCCAATAGGCTTAGAGACGATGCTTTCTATCGTTGCCAGCGTCCCTCGCTTAGCATTCCCGCTCTCTCGCAGCGAATCTACGCCACTCCCTAAAGCGATGGGGTAGTCGGTGAGTGCCATCGTTGTAAAATCTTTACCAACCGCAAGGAACCCGAACGATCCTGTTGCGAGAGGGTTGAGGAGAAAGGTGTTCGATAATCTGCCAAGCCGCAATCGCTTGCTCGTCCAAAACCGTTTTCATCCCGCTGTGGTTGAAGTGCTTCCATGTCGCAAACTGTTTCCGCAGAAGCGGCAAAAATACGCTTTCCGCAAAACCGTGCGGGACTGGAATAGGTTGCGTGGTTAGTGGCAGCGTGATTGCTGGATATTTCTTCCTCCCCTCGAAACTGATTGTAAACGCCTTGATTGGAAGGACTTGTAACCTGATACCTAAAACTAAATCCGCAGAGGTGTAGTCGGGTGCTTCGATTAGATACCCTGTCGGTGTCCCGATTTCTGGGAACTCGTCTGCAATCCCTCCGTCCATCTGTTGCCGCCTATTTCCTGCCAAGCTTTGCAACTCGCCTTCCCCAAGTAAAAATAGCGGAGGAACAACGGAAACAATATCTGCCGGGCATTGGATACGGTCTGCATAAACGGACGCTGATACGGTAGATGTTCCTCCAACCCAAGGGTATAGCAATGTCCCGTCTCCCGCTATCCTGTTGTATAGACCACCAACCCTTGCCGTGCATCCTTTCATCCAAAACGCATACGCCCCGCCAGAAACAGTAAACGCTTTCGACCCTGCCGTTACGCCAATATCAAGCGTAACCGGAGCGTTCACCATAAGACCTACGGTTGAACTGATCCACCAAGACGGCACGCTAGCCCACAATAATTGGATCGTTGCGTTCAGATCGTTGCATATCCTCGCAAGAGTGCTGTCGCCAGCTATCGCTTGCGACTCAACCCCTATCAGCCCAAGCAAATCGTTCGCCGCCTGTTCTGCTGTCATTTTTTTACGCCGTTACCTTCTTGAACCCCTTCCTGACCTGAGCGATCTGCGCGGATTCCGCTTCTTGCTTCGGGTGATCAACCGGCTTCCCGTCCCCCTGTTCTTTGACGGCTTCGGGGAAAACGACTGGAACGGGAGGCTTAACAGCTTCTTCGCCTTTGACCACTTCGATCTCGATCGCGGGAACTGGATAATACCACCGCCGCCCAATGCCGAAAATATCGTGCCGGCACTCTTGGAACTGTTGATCCGACATTCGCAAACAATATGTCCCTCGCTTCGGGCATAGCATTGCGTAGCCGTAAACCTGACCGCTCCTCCCTGTAACTGGATAGATGCTGTCGGATGGGTGTTCGATGAACTCGATGACCCATGTTATCTTTATGTTTTCGATCTCTTGGATTTGCATAAGTGACTGTTTAACAAAAACCTCCACCGCATCTTTCGTCATGCGGTGGAGGTGTATCTGGAGGGGAGCGATTAGGAGTTGAGGATAGGCCAACCGGGGAGAGCCAATGCGCTTTCGATCAGCACATAGCCGCCGGGTTGCCCGTCAATCCGCTCCACAGCGCGAGAACCGAAAACGGTTTCGATACCGATTGCGTGATCCATGTCGTGGTTGCGATGCTCTTCCGTGCGTTTGCCGACTGCGCCACGCCCGTCAATAGAGCCGTGACCCATCACGCCGGCCATTTCGCCAAGACCGAACGAGCGGCAGAAAGGAACTCCGTAGCTGTTGACCTCTTGAACGAGACTTCCTTCGGGAATTGCATCCGTTCCGGTGTCCAAAAGCGCAACGGCGTTGCTCCCGTATGCTCCAGAACCCCAAGCGATATTCCCTACGGTTGTCGCAACGGTTCCGCTTGCTGTTGACCCGAGCCGTTTGAGGCCCGTGATTTGGTTCCCGTTGTTGACTTTGTAGGCGATGTAAGCAACCTTGCCAGCGTTTGCCCCGGAAAGGATTTGAATACCGAGATAGCGTTCGGTTGTGGCGTCCGCAGCGACCTTGCGCCCTTCGCACCCGATATATTCGGAATTGCTGAAGTAGCCGAAGAATTGCACATCGGTATCAGCCGCCGCTTGCGCGTTGCTTCCGCCTTTGACCGTAAACGCACCCGTGCCGCCAGCGATAGCCTCGCCGACGAATGCGCGGGGGAGCAAAGGGCAACCAGCGGGGGCAATATCATCCGGGTCTTCGATGTCCCATTGATAAACAGGGTTGCCCTGCCAAGGGAGGATATTCCCCGTGAAGAGGGCGTTCATCTCGCCGCGCACATCGGCGTTGGTGATACCGTCCAAGTAGGTCTGCGAAGTGCGGAAGCTCTCAAGCCCGAACTGCGTGGAAAGGAAGGTGTATCGGCGGATCGGATGCCCTGCGCTGGATTGCCCCAAGAAGGCGACTTTCGCTCCGAGCGAGGTCAAGATAGATTGCCCACGGATGATAGTGTTCGTAGAGAACACATCGGAGGTGCGGAGGCTATCACGGGACGCTTTGTTGTTCGGGCGAACCGTGTTGCGGCTTGTTGCACGAATGACGAGTTCCATCATCATGTCGTCCGTTTTCTTGATACCCAAGTTTTTGCGGAGATACATGGAGGATGCTTTGTCCCATTTCGCACCGATAACGGTTTCGTTGAGGGCGACGGAATTGATTGCAAAACCATCCCACCAACGACCGACCTTAAAGGAGAAGTCCTTGGGAACGAGTTTCTTTTCTCGACCTTCACGATCACCAGAGCCTTGACGCCCTGGGCCACGGGTAGAGCCGAGCATCGGGATATTGACGGTATTCCCTGCGACAACACTCATATCGGAGTGTTCAACGAAAGGCTTCCCGCTACCGGGTTTGCCTACGAAGTTGTCGTAGAGAACGCTGTAATCGTTCGATTTCTTGACGATGAGTTCTGCCCAAGCTTGCTGTTGGGAATTGGGGGATGCCGCAAGAATCTCCGTGAGATTTTGGGCGTTGAGTTTGTCGTAACTTGCCATAAAATTTGATAGTTAAAATTTGTTGTTGTTTGTGGATTAGCCCTCTTACATCCTGATGTAAAAGTGCTGCGGCGTACCAGCCCCGTATAGAGCTTGCTCCAATGTATCCGTGTTTGCGTCACGGATCATTTCAGCGGTTTTTGCTGGCGACACCGTGGAGGTCGCTTGTGAGCGCAAACTTCCAGAGACGGGCAGCATACCGAAGTTTTGTTTCGGTTGCATTGCTTGGGTCTCTTGCTTTTGCGTTTGGACTTGTTGCTCGGTTTCGGAGCGGCGTTTTACAACTTCGTATCGTTCGTTTTCCGGCAATTCCATATTCGCTAATGCGAAAATCTTTTCTGGCGCATCTGGGCGATGCAAGATGCTGCTGTTGCTCGATGCTAACTCATCGTAGATTTCCGACATTTTTTGTCGGATGCGAGAGTTTTCGTTTTTAACATCGGGGCAAATCCTTGCGACATTCGAGCTGCTTTCGTCCACCTTTGCGTTGAACGCGTCCATCTCCCGTTCGTGCGCCTCTTGGCGATCCCTCTCTTTTGACGCATCGATAGCAACAAGCTTGCTGTGCTGGATAACGAGTTGCCGGACTTCATCGGTGAAGAGTCCTTCGTTCTTCCCGTATTCCTCAAGCTTTTCCTCGATCTCCTTGATTTCGTCTTTAATGTCTTTCGGTTGAATGTCGCCCTCTTCCGTGATGGTAACGCCCTCTTGTCGTGCTTCAATAATGCTATTCGCTTTAGCGATGCTCTCTTGGAGGGTAATGTCAGGATTGCGCTCTCGCATTTCAACCGCCATCCGTTCCGCTTCCGACCAGCCAGCGTAATCGTGTCGGCTCCCTCCGTTGTCGCTTCCGTGATCTTCATGCGTGTTGTTCTGTTGAACGGCATCAGGGATAGCGTCAAACTCCATCCCTCCGTCCTCTTGCTCTTTTGGCACAACTTTCAGAATGTTGTTGTCGCCGTATAAAGCTTCTTCCAAGTCGTCTGCTGTATTAGATTTTAGTGCGTCCATAGCTATACACGCATATTAGCTACGGCTTAAT